CATATGTCCAATGTGAATTAAATACGTACCAATCATACTTTCTATGATTTTCTTTTTCAGCAAACCAAGGAGCTATGTTAGGTTGATCATAAGAATTTTTCATCCAAAGAATACTTATTTTATCTGGATCGATTGGTTCTTTTTCTGGAACGGATGTAGTTATTTGAAATTTTTTAAAATAAGATGGGTTGAGTCTTTTTTGCAACTCATCATATTGAAGTTCTGTTCCACCTTTTGGTTTCATTTTATTTTAGCGGCTTTTCTCCGAATACGTCAAATCCTTTAGGGATAATAATTTTAACATCTCTTTTTATATCTTTTGGGTCAGCATTATCAAGTTTTAATTCCTCTTCATTTTTATATACTTTACCTGTTTTAATATTAGTTATTGTAGTTTTAGAATCACATTTTACTCTTGGAATTTTTTCTCCGTTAATAATAACAAAATCTGTCATGTTCTATCTTGCTCTAATATTGCTACTACTCCAGTAATTACACTTGCATGACTTGATGTAATTTTTAGTTGATCATTTTCTTCAAATACTTTAACACCTGTAAGCATATCAGATGTTATACTACTGCCTAAAGTCCTTTTTGAAAAGTTAAATGTGGCACTAGCTGAATTATCTAATATAGAAGCAGTTACCGCTACACTACCTGAACTTGCGTTTAATACTTGAATACTTTTTACTAAAGCTACATTCTCTGCTGGACAGGTATAAATTGATACTGGATTAGTTGTGGTTAAACTAAATTGTCTATTTACAAATTTATTTGCCATTATCTTCCTTGTCTATTGTATTTCTTATACATGCGTTTCTCGCTTTTGTTAAGATTTTTTTTATGTCTACCCGGTCTTTTTTTAGGTTTTTGTCTTTCATACCATGTTGTCCCAAATTGACTTTTTTTCTTTTTGGCCATTAATCGTTAATAAAAAAACTCACTGCTTCTACATCATCTTTAATATCTTGAGGATAAGTAGTATTTAATTTTTGAACAACTTGATTTATATCTCTTCCAAATTGATTTAAATTTTCTGCTTGATATGTTGGAGTTGCTTGAGCAACGATTTGCACTAGCTTTGCCATTACCTTCTACCTTTCATGTAAGCTTTTCCATAACCTCTTAAAGCTAAACCTCCCTTAGTCATTTTTTTTTGACTTGCTGGTACCATAGTTTCTAAATCTAATTCAGATTTTTTTACTTTACCTGCTTCTTTATCTATATTTTTACCTTTATATTTACCTGTTTTAACAAAATCTAAAAAGTCTTTTACTTTTTTAGTTCCTTTTTTTCTACCATGTTTTAAAATTTGTTTTAGTACAAAATTAGCTACCATTATCTTCTACCTCCCACATGTATATCTGCTCTAAATGTACCGTATCTCCAAGTTTGCCCAGATCCTGTGTTAGCTATTTTAAAAGATGCGGCTCTCCCTCTACTCCTTGTAAATACTTGAGTTGTTGAAGAATTAACTGTAAAGGGCCCAGTAATTAAAGGTCCACTAGATGATGATGCTCTGCTATCCGCAGGAAAATCTCTTAATAAAATAGTTACTTCCGCGTCGCCTTGTTGGTTTTTAAAATCAGGAATAAATCTACTTATTCTTAGCATAAACTCTCCGTCTCCAGCAATACCTCTTTGATCTAAATCAAAGTCTCCTGATTCTATATTTGCTGGAATAGCAGTTGTTCCTGATGTAGTTACTTGATCAGTTCCTATTTCATGTGCATAATAAGTTGTTGCACCATTAGATACTCCGCTAATTGAACCTTGAGTGGGTGTACCACTTTGATTAAATTGAGTTGCATAAGGTTTATTATATACACCTTGATCTACCCAAGTAGTTCTTGGAAACAATGAGTTATCATTTGTAGTCCATACTCCACCTGGAATGTTTTGAGAATCTCTTGTGTTATAAGTTACAGATCTATCTATAAAATTACTTGAACTCGAAGGATAGAACCAAGTTATTTCATTAAATTTATCATTTACACCAGCGTGAACTATAAGTTCTGAACTATTATTTAAATTACCAAATACATCGTCTTCAACTAAACATGGTAATTTTTTAACTGATGCACCATCAAAATAAAAGAAACTATCTTCTGACATCCAATAAATTATACCATCTACTTCAATAGCAGCGTGTTGAGATATTAATCCGCAGTTTGTACCTACTTGTTCGAAACCGAATGTAAAAGGTGCTCCAATAAATCTCATGGTAAATAATGCGGTATCAGACCAAATGTAATTACCATTTCTACCTCTTAATACTCCTACTATTTTAGATCCATCTGCAAGTCTTTGCGTGCCTGCAGTATTTGTTGCAGTGGGAGTATAAGTATTTATATCTTCTTGATCAGAAAATCTTAAAAACATTGCGTCTTGTGAATCGGTTGTACCTATACTTGTCTCAGTTCCGAAGAAACATAAGTGTCTATCAGGTGTAGATACTAATAGATCTCTTGAAGCAGTAGGTGCATTTGTAATTAATGTGGCTCGAAGTGGTGTGGATATTGCTCCTGAAGCTGTTGGATCCCATTCTACCGCAACACTATTAAATATTAATGCAATTAATTTTTGTCCGAAATTAGTTAATCTCCATTGAGCAGGCTCAATATCAACTCCTAAGCCACTGGCTTGTCCCCAAGGGACATAGTTAGTTGCGTTAGTTACAGTTGATCCATCTGCGTGAGTTGCATCTGTTGTTCCTTGAGCACCTCTACCTAAAGTTTGTAATACATTACCAGCTTTATTAGCATATGTAATAAGTTCAGTTCCTATTAAAACTGTTCCTGATGTTGGAAATAAACTAGCATCTGTAAGTGTTACAGAAGTTGTATGGCCTGCAGCAAGTGTTCCACCATTATTCATAGTAGTAAGTGCTGGATTTAAAACTGTACCTCCATAATATCCTGTACCAAAACCAAAACCAGGTACCTGCGTAGTGTTACCAACTACATAATAAAAGTCCAAGGTCGCGGATCCGGTAGTCGTGAATGCGCTCGCTGCTCCCTCATTAGAGGGCATTTGTATTGTGAAAGTTGTGGATGTTGGTACTGTTTGTACTTCAAATGTATTAGTAAAATCTGCAGCTGTGAATGAGGATGAACCCGGAATACTAGCTACATTAGAAAAAACAATTAAATCACCAATAGATAATCCTGTTGATGAAGGACAAGTTACTGTTACAATATTTGAATTATTGGTTGTTGTAAAACAACTTGTTAAAGATTGTTGTCTAGAAGTTTCTAAAGGATGTATATCATAAAACGCACCCTCATAATAAATATATAGAATTTTACTTGTTCCAATAGCAGCATATTTGTTACCTGCTAAATCAAACCATGTATGTTGATCTCTCGCTACACCCACTAAAGTGTTGGTACCTAACTGTTCCCAACCACCAATTTTTTCAGGTAATCCATATCTAAACCTTACATTTTCACCATTAACCCATCTACCTTCCGCACCAGTCTCGGTTAATTGTTTATCAAATCCAGGTATTAATTGTACTTTTGCTAGAGCCATAAAAGTAGTATATTATAAAAGATTACTTTTTGAAACCCTTGAACCATGCAGGAAGACCAATAAATGGCCTTTTATCAAATTCATTTTCTTTGGCCATTTTAGACCCTTTTCTGTTATAATGTAAAAAAACTTGTCCACACGTATCTCCTTTAAATTCTTCTCTCCAATGTTCCAAATCACACCCAGAATATATTAACATATCACCAGGTTTTAATATTATCTTTATACCAGCTTGACCTTCTTTACCTGTTGGATCAACAAATATAGGCCAATCTTCTCCTCCTAAATTTAAGGTAGTAGATATTTCACAGCTAAACCTGTCTTTGTGTCTAGCTAATACATCTCCTTTTTTATAAATTCTTGCATAAGAGTATGTTTCAGATAATTTAATATTTGTATGTTTTTCCATAATTGGTTTAACTTTTTGTAATAGTGTTTCCATAACTAAATCACCGTAATGCGAATAAGTGTTGGGCACTTGTTCATCATTCCATACACCCCAATACTCTGTAAATGGTGATATATATTTCTGATCAAATAAAAATCTTGCTGTTCTTCTTTTATTTAAAAAATATGCAAAACAAAAATCAGCCATTTCTTTACTGATAGCTTGTTTTAAAACAGTGTATTTATTTTTTTTGAATGACATTATCTTCTCCTTTGTATTGTAAAACAGAATTTGGTATTGCTTGACAGTTCCAATGTATAAATCTAAATGGTTCATAGCCTAAATCAACAAGATATTGATGTGGCATGTAAGACGGAAAAAATATCATTCTACCGGGTTTTGCTTGGTAAAAAATTTGAGAACTAGCATATGATACTTTTGATTTATCTTTTTCCGGTAAAAGATTCATCATATTACCTGCTCTAGGATCTTCAAAAACTGGTAAGGATGTTCTTTCGCTAGCTTTCAAAAAATAAAAACCAGATATATGACCATTCCAATGAGTGTGTAAAGTATGGTGTCCACCACCATCTTTTGCAAATTCTTGTACCCACATTTCAGTAATAAACACACGATAGTTAGTTAAATCAAATCCCATTTCGTTTAATAAATTATGGGCAGTGCCTCCTACATAGTCTTGCAATTTTTTAAATTTAGGATCTCCAATTAAAGAATTTGAATGAAATACCTGTCCCATATCTCCTTTGTTTCCAAATTTCTTATTACGTGAATCTCTATCTTTTTTAAGATTTTTATTTGCTATTTTAATATATTTATCAGAGGCTTTATTTAATGAAGATACATATTTTGGTTCATCAGCAAACCAAATAGGACATTTAAAATATTCTTCTAAACTTAAATTTTTTGGAAAACTCATTTATACGGCCAACCTAAATTCCATATTACTAAACTATGTCTTGATCCACTTTTAACAGGACATACTCTATGCCACACAAAACCTGGAAATACTACTAAAGAACCTTTTGGTAGTATTTCTGTGCATTTTTTAATATTTGGTTTTTTATCTGGATCTTTATTTCTAAAATCAAACTCTAGCTCACCCCCTTTATAATCTTTAGGATCTGATAATGTAACAGTTACAGATAATTTTCTTATTTTACCGTTTGATGGATCATTACCTTCCCTCATGTAAGGCCTATCCCAACCATCACAATGCCAATCATAAAATTGACCTTTTTCATATTTAGTAAATTGACAAGACTCAGAAAAATCCCATTGAAAGTTCCAACCTGCGTTTGCATTTGCTTGATGAACATAGGGTTGGATTTCTTTATATATCCATCTATCATTCATCCAAACAATATTAGAATCTCTTTTCTTTTTTAAATCTTTAACTTGATTTTTATTTAATTTTTTATTACCACCAAAACCACCAGTGACAGCCATTTGATCTTGTATAGATTTTCCATATTTAACTATATCATCACATATTCTATGTGGAATTGCTGATTGAAAAAACCAATAATGATTTGAAAGATTCATAAAACTATATTTCAATATAACTTTACCTATGAAATTGTCAACGTTCCAGATACTGTAAATGTAGCTAATTTATCTCCACCAGGGTGAGTTGATGTTGAGTTTGTACCAGGTGTAACTGCAAAAGTAGCTACACTAGGTGCTCTTACAACTACGATACCCGATCCACCTGCTCTTGCAAGCCCAGCACAAGTTGGAACATGACTACAATCTGCTCCACCACCACCTCCACCACCTGTATTAGCCGTACCTGCAACTGAATTTTGAGATGTACTACCACCTTGTCCACCACCACCAGCTCCACCAGCTCCACCAGCTGGTCCATGATAACCTGGTCCTCTACTACCACCACCGCCACCACCACCAGCATATGTTGTATCGGGTCCTAAAATTGTGTTAGGTGATCCAGCACCTCCAGCTCCACCACCAGAAGTTGTTGCTCCTGCTCCAACAGCAGTTGCTCCACCCCCACCACCACCTGCTCCTGCACATGGCATAGGGTTTCCTGGTAAAGCTGTTCCACCATTACTTCCTTGAGGAGGATCTGTTGGAGGAGTATTACCTGATCCTCCAGCAGTTGTTTCTCTAATTGATCCACCACCACCTGATCCACCATCACTGTCAGAACATGCTGGAGTGTTAAAATCATTAGCTGCTCCACCACCTGTTGATGTTATTGTTGAAAATGTTGAGTCATTTCCTTTACTACCAGTTGATCCACCTGCACCAACTGTAATTGTAAAAGGACCTGGCGCTATTTCTACAGCAGTACCTTGTAATGGAGAAGGTCCAAAACCAGAAGATCTATAACCTCCAGCTCCACCTCCACCACCTCTATTACTATTAGAACCACCTCCACCAGCTACTACTAAATAATTTGCGTTTAATATAAATCTTGGCCATGTTCCACATTTCTGTGCTTGAAATTGAGATTGCATTGACCACACACCGCTTGCTTTGTTTATTTCTTTTACGACTACTATTCCTGATCCACCAGCTCCACTAGATATAGCAGGAGAAGGTGTTCCTGGTCCATAACCACCACCTCCACCACCACCACTGTTAGTACATCCTGATCCTCCATTTCCAGCACCACCACCACCTGCGCCTCCTGTTCCATGATTAGTGTTGCAACCACCTGTTCCGCCACCACCACCAGCGTAAGTTGTTGCACATCCTGTAATACTATTTGGTGCACCTGCACCTCCATTTCCACCTCCAGTGCTTGGATTAGGTGCTCCAGCTGCTCCTGCAGCAGTTGCTCCACCTCCACCACCACCTGGTGCTGTTCCTGCTCCTACTCCTCCTGGATTACCTTGAGGGGGACT